GGTGTTTAACAGCACCGTGTGATTGTTTCAAAATTAAAATTCTGTATGGATATATATATTTCGACTATTTTCGTTCTATGGCTAATCCATACAACGTTGATAGATCCATTTATATACAATCGTATTTTTTAATTTTGATTCAATAGTTTTAGGTTTTGTAGGCCCTAAAGCTGTTATTTCACCAAACTACAACATTCTTTTATATGTTATATGTTTTGTGAAGAATATTCGTTTATTGTTATTCGTACTATAACCCTGTACCGGTAATAATTTATGAGTATTTGTGTAAATTATATGTTAATTGTCTATGAGTGGTTATTCATTTCCACTCAAGTAAACACCATTGTTCATTGCGCACAATGGTTATTGCGTTAAAAATGTCAAACTGATAAGTGTAGCACTTATCTGCTGTCAACAACTTCAGTGAAAAGTATTTTACAAAGTAGAAAGACGTAGTAGGACCCCGATAGCTGCCCTAATCTTGGGTAAGTGAATAGGAAAGTGAGCTACTGACAAGAGATTCTGAATCTTCGTTATACAGAATCTTTACTATTGTAAGAGAAAAGTAACCATCTGACACACTAGTAAGTAGATGAAAAATTGAAAATTAGTCACTGTTGGACGTCAAGAGGTTAAGGTGTTTGGTCATAAATCCATAGACAGTAATTGACCAGGTTAACCCATCATGTTTACATTTCAAAAGAAAGAAAAGATTTTTAACAAATTTCAACGCATTACTCGTCGCTTTCGTTATGTGAGAGCGAGTAATGTTCCTACACCAACCCAAACTGAGCAAATTCCTGAGCGAATTTCGAAGAAGGATTGTTTTGACGAGATGTTTTTCCGATCCCGCCATCACAATGAAATGGCATCACTTGGATATGATATGAGTCATTACCAACAAGTTACTGTTGAGACACGTCATTATTCAAGGGATAATGTTTCAAATCTTTCACAGTTTGATGTGCAATCTAAAGATGTTGATGCAAGAAGAGACCAATTGGTTTCTCTTATTGAAGATGCAGCTTGGTGCACATATTTAATTTCACGCAATCCTACAGCACGTGGTATTGCTGAAGCTGCTTTCACTTTCGTTAAACTTCGTTTTAACGGAAGTGTTGCAGTGGCTATCTATAAATCTGAGTTATTGGAGAAATTCTCTCAGATTTTGAATGTCGATGTCGATGAAAAATTAAAAGTTGAGTCAATTGATGTACTCTACACAGCTCGTCAAACATTAGGTTCTTACAAGGATCTTGTTGAAAGTCCTATTTATAAAAAACTCTATAAATGTTTGATGTATGCTATTTCTCTTGATTTATTCGACAAAGCTGGTTTGAAATTAGATTCATTTGGATATGGAAAAATGGAGAAAGCTATTCTAAAACGTAAGTTTTATAATAAATCTGACTTTATTTATACCATTTTCGATACAATTCTTTTCATTCTAGAACGAGGAGTACATATCTACAAGACTGGAGACATCTCCTCTATTGTTCACTCTGGTTCGAGTTATGCTACCATTTATGAAAAAGCCTCTGAGCTTAAACGTAAATCTATGCACTTAAGTAACGCTGAAGCCCATGGTTTTAAGGAGTCTACATTCCTGAAGGAACTTGATGATCTTATTGAAAAATTACTTTCGATTAAGAAGCATGGGCGAGGGTTAGATCAGACTGAACGATCCATAATCAACCATAAATATGACGAAATGTGTATGATACGAGATGATATTACAAGTTTGTCCGCTTGCCGCCAGATGAGAGATATGCCTTTTGGTATTCTCATCGTCGGAGACTCTGGCATCGGTAAATCAACTCTCACTCAGTACATTTTTCAGTATTTTGCAAATATTTGTGGTTTGGAAGCCGATGATGCTTACAAATATACCCACAATTATTTTGCAAAACATTGGAACAATTTCAAATCATGTTGTTGGTGCATTATTATGGATGATGTTGCTGCAGAAAATCCAAGTTTGGGTGATAATTCTTCTGTTCGTGAGATAATTCAGGTTATGAATCCTGTACCATATTGTCCTGAACAAGCAGCATTGGAAGATAAAGGTAAGACACCATGCAAAGCGAAATTGGTTATTGCTACATCTAATATTGAGCATTTGAATGCTTATCATTATTTTAGCTATCCATCAGCTGTGCAAAGGCGTTTTCCTTATATTATCACACCAACCGTGAAACCATGTTATACAAATGAACAAGGAATGCTTGATTCTTCATTGATTGATGATGACAAACCTTATAAAGATTTGTGGACTTTTAAAGTTGAGATGATTATTCCACAGAAGATTGCTTCCAATGCCATGAAATCATTGGCTACGAAGAAAACGATTTTGGAAAATGCTACTCAACAAGAATTTTTTATGTGGTTTCGCGATACTGTTGTTGCTTTTAAAGCAAATCAGGAGAGAGTCAATGAGAGTTTGAGTGAATTAAAGAATTCAAAAAATTGTATCTGCTGCGACTTACCTGATCAGATGTGTTTGAACATTCAGTCCGAGGATATTGAGTATTTTGCCTCTGAACTACCTTGGATGATTTTTCAAAAAATGAAATCAACGTCAGTTTATAAGTTCATGAGAAGGATTGTTTTCTTTCTATATGTTACCTTTTACCTTTCCACTTTTTATGATAAATGTTCTGAAAAGATGGTGCAAGGTTTAACATGGGTGGATGAAAATGTTGACATTGATTATTGGAGAAGTATGGGAGAGAAAGTCAAGAAGCATTACAGAATTCCTCTGTATTTTGGAACCGCTGCTACTACTATTTATGTGGCTTACAGTGTCTACAGGATGTTTCATGGTTTGCAAGTTCAAGGTGGCGTTACCTCTGAATTTGGTTCTGCTCCCAAAGATGATACTTCTAAGCGCGAAAATGTTTGGTATAAAAATGAAGTCAATTTGACTCCATTTGAGGTTTCACGTGAATCGGCTTCTGCGAAATCTTCAAATTTTGAGGATTTCAAAAAACGGATTGCGAGAAATTGTGTGAGTGCACGTATCAAAAATTCAAACGTTAATGGAAATGTTTGGCGACCGAGTAAGATGACCTGTGTTACGGGTCATATTTACATGGTCAATAATCATTGCATTCCTGATATTGTTGATACAACTATTATCAAAATTGTTGAATCTGCTGATACCCATATTAATGGAAACTGTGAGTTCACAATTTGTGAGAAAGATGTTGTCCGATATCCTGAACGTGATTTGGCCTTTATCACGATCCGCAATCTACCCCCAAAGAAAAATATTGTTAAATATTTTATTTCGGAGAAAATTGATGGACCACTATCTGGTGAAACCATTGGACGTGAGTTTGATGGATCCATGAATGGTGCAAAATGTGATAATATGCGTCTCATGCGCCAACAAAACATTAATACTAAGGAAACTGGTAAGATTGTTGTTGATCTATGGAGTGCTAAGTCTAATGATAAATCTAAAGATGGTGATTGCGGTTCTTTATTGACCGTACAAACCGACTTGGGTTACATTTTGGCTGGCATCCATTTTGCACGAGACGAATGGTCGAATAATATCATCCTTCAACGTGTCACGCGCGAAGATTTGGAAGATGCTGTGATTAAAATGAACCGTTTTTCAGTTGAAAGTGGTAGTTTTAATTTAATTACCGCTCCAACTAAAGAAAGGTCTGTTACTACTTTACACAAGAAATCTGTATTCAGATATATCCCACAAGGTTTGGGTAATCTTTATGGTTCTTTCGAAGGTTTTCGAGGGAAAATGAAATCTTGTGTTGAAACAACTCCTATGGTCTACCACTTGGAAGGTTACAAAATCAAGAACGGACCACCTGTTATGGGATCTTATGAACCTTGGCGTATTGCCGCTCTTGATCTTGTTGCTCCAATTATGCACATTCGAACTGATGTGTTGGACCTTTGCAAAGAATCTTATCTTGAACGTATAATGGCTATGGAAGATGCCAAATTCTCTTGTGTCCAAGTTCTTGATGATTTCTCTGCAATAAATGGTCAAGCTGGAGTTGTTTATATCGATAAGATGAACAGAAATACGAGTGCTGGTAACCCGTGGAAAAAGAGTAAGAAATATTTTCTTTCTTCAATTCCACCTGTTGGTCAAAATCTCGATCCTGTTTCTGTTGATCTTGAAATCGATAATCGAATGGATGAGATCTTATCTAACTATTTGGAAGGTAAATGTTCTCATCCCAACTTTTGCGCACATCTTAAAGATGAACCTGTGACTTTCAAGAAAATCAAAATGGGAAAGACTCGTGTTTTTACTGGTGCTCCCATGGATTGGTCTCTTATTGTGCGCAAATTTCTTCTTTCTTGCACCAAATTGATACAGGAAAACAGATTTGTATTCGAAGCTGGACCCGGAACAATTGCACAATCACTTGAATGGCAAGAAATTCGCAACTATGTTACACGACATGGTGAAGATCGAATTATTGCTGGTGATTATAAAGCATTTGATAAGAAGATGAGTCCAAAAGAAATTTTGGCCGCCTTTGATATCTTATATGCTATTTGCGAACGGTCCGGAAATTACAACGAGCAGGAATTGCGTGTTATTCAATGTATCGCTGAAGACACTGCATTTCCACTTGTTGATTATAATGGTGATTTGATTCAATTTTATGGGTCGAACCCTTCGGGCAACCCACTAACTGTTATTTTGAACTCCATTGTGAATTCACTTCGAATGAGGTATGTGTATTATCACCTTAATCCTGCAAAGGAATGTAAGTCATTTAATGACAATGTCAATTTGATGACTTATGGTGATGATAATATTATGTCCGTCTCTCCTAAATGTGATTGGTTCAATCACACTGCTGTAGCAGAGGAGTTCGCTAAAATAGACATTGTCTACACTATGGCAGATAAGGAGACGGAAAGTGTTCCATTCATTCATATTGATGAAGCTTCTTTTTTGAAGCGGACTTGGTGGTATGATGAGGATATGGCTTGCTATTTGGCACCATTGGAGCATGAATCGATCGAAAAAATGTTGACTGTTTGGAATAGATCTAAATCTATCCCTAAGGAAGCTCAAGCCATAGCCGTCATTGGAACTGCGTTGCGTGAATACTTCTTTTATGGTCGACCCATTTTCGAGGAGAAGCGGAAGATGTTTATGGAACTTGTTGAAAAGATGGAAATCCAAAATTGGGTGGAAGATAGTACATTTCCCACATATCAATCCTTGGCGGACCAATTTTGGCAATCATCTGCTCATCTTTCACACGTAATAAATGTTCAAAGTGGTGATTTTCACTATTCTGAATGGGATGTACTTGTGTATCCAACTTCTCAATCCTCCACCAATTATGATATTTCTGTACATAATTGGAGTATGTGGGCTCAAATGTTTGATGTTGTGATGCAATCTGTTGTGTTTAGTATGCTTTTCTCTTGGGAAATCATCCAAATACGCAGATTCATGATACCATCCAATCTTACTGCACAACTAAGTTCATGGTATATGGCGGGACTTTGCAGAAAAAGAATAAAGTTTGTATTTTATTACTTTGCTGCTTGGTTTCTTGCCAACATTACTCATCGACTTATTTGTATGGTTTGGTTGCATGCAACTGAAATTCCACATTTTATTATTCCTTATTTTGCTATCAGATATTGTCTGAGACGCTAAATTGGAACCGGGCTTTGAGAGTACGTCCAAATTAAACCAAAACTCTCCGTGAAGAATAGTTACTGCTACTAATAGACCAAACCTATTAGATCCAACATTAGTAGAGGATGGATTATTCACGTAACCTACCTGAGCGTTCCTCGAAATCTCTTTTTAGAGATGTGTCCGGTTGGTACACTAAAGATCTTGTAGGGCCTCGCACAACGTATGAGCTTGCGGTGCGTAGGTATAAATAAGCTTGCAAAAAGTTTTAAAAGAAATAATCAGAGTTCTTGCACTCTTAACCAGCAAGAGTTATTGGAAGCGCGTCTTGAGGAGATTAAAATTCTCATTACAGCGTTTAGTAGAACAGTTGAGAGATTTAACGATCTCCTTGATGAGATTGACGGGGCGTTACCTAACAATCCTTCAAGCAATCGCTGCCTCTACAAGCATAATGGTAAATGTTTATGCGCTTACAACTTGAATGTACAGTCACAAGATCAACAAGATTGTTGCGATGGAGATGATGATCTTCAGCAACAAAATGTTAAGTTTAGTGATTCTGTTGCAGGTCAAAGCGTAGGTATGCCTATGTCTACTAGTTATGGCAACATGGATAAGTCGGCCAATACTTCCTTGAGAGATTATTTGTCACGACCTGTTGAAGTATCTACCATAACATGGACTGAAGGCACTAACTTGAACACTGATCTGCAAATTTGGCATTTATATTTTAGTAAGGCTGCTATCAAACGGAAGTTAGATAACTATTCCTTACTTAGATGTAAATTGCACGTTAAAGTTGTGATCAATGCTTCACCATTTTATTATGGTCTTGGGTTGGTATCATACCGACCTTTGACCTCATTTAATCCTGCTCCAGTTGCGTCTGGAACAGGTCTTGAAAATATAGAGTTTATGGGAAAATCTCAGAGACCTCACATATGGATTCGTGCAGAAAACAATGAAGGAGGCGAGATGGTTTTACCATTTTTGTACCATAAACAATATTTGGATGCAACATCTGCATCTGATTTTCAAGATATGGGGACATTGAGTTTTGATTCATTGTCTCTTTTGAACAATGCTAATTCAGTTGCCGGAAGTGGCTGCACTATTCAAGTCTATGCTTGGGCAGAAGATATTGAGCTTGGTGGACCAACGCTCGATCTTGCTGTTCAATCCAAGGATGAATATGAAGATGATGGACCTATTTCAGCTCCAGCTTCTGCAGTTGCGAAAGTTGCGAATGGTGTAGTTAAGGTTATTGACAGCACAGGCCTCGGTCTATTTGTCAAACCATTTGCAGTGGCAACCGAAATGGCGGCTTCAACTGTAGGTTCTATAGCCAGATTGTTTGGTTTCACTAATGTACCTGTTATTGATGACATACATGCGATGAAATCTTCAGCATTTCCTATGCTGTCATCTGCTGCTATTGGAACTCCTGTCGAGAAATTGACATTAGATCCAAAAAATGAACTTACAATTGACTCAAAAGTTATGGGAATTGACGTTGAAGACGAACTATTGGTGTCTTCAATTGTTCAACGACCATCTCACCTCGACCAATTTTCTTGGGCAGCGTCGGATTCACCCGACACACTACTGTTTTCAATAGATGTTACACCATTCTACACGGGTACTGCAACTGTTTCTAACCAAACATATGTGCAAGGTACCCCAGGATGGTTGGTAGCCAAAGCTTTTGAATATTGGCGAGGTGATATGATCTTTACCTTTAAAGTTATTGCATCCCAATATCATAGAGGAAGACTAAGGATTACTTGGGATCCTCATAGTAATATTGGTGTTACATCTGATAATACAGCAGAAATTTATCAGATTATTGTCGATATTTCAAAGGACAAAGATATCCGTGTAAGAGTCCCTTGGGCTCAACCAACACCATATAATGAAACACCCCATGTGTCAACGGCTACTCATTGGGGAGTCGCTGCTCGATCTAATTCATTGACGCAGTTTAATGGAACTCTAACTGTTAGAGTGTTAACTGAGCAAACTTCTCCCGTGGCTTCAGCTGATGTCAAAGTGGATGTACTTGCAGAATGCGCAGATAATATGGTTTTTATGGGTCCTCGTGACCTAGATGCGGATGAGATTCTTACACCTTATGCTGTCCAATCGAAAGATATGGATGCTACAGTTGCTGAGTATACTTTTGGTGGTAAGAATACAGTTACAGACGATTGTCTGGAATTGATTTATGGAGGCGAAAAGATATTTTCTTTACGCACTCTTATGAGACGAGCATCATTTCATCGAATGATGTTCCATAGTACAGGTACATCTGAAGTTTTCTTTGAATATTCATATATGAATAGAAAACCTCTATTGCCTGGTTATGATGCTGATGGAATAGTTACGGTTGACGAAACTATTGGTGCAAGTACTGCACCCTTTAATTACGTGCATTGGTCATATTTGACATGGTTTACACAACCATTTGTTGGAACACGAGGTTCAATAATATGGCATATCAATGCAGAGTCACATGAAGTTTCTGGTAGCGTTGGTGTACAACGTACAACCAAGGTTCTCACAGCTGCTGATTATGACTTGACCGTTGGTACAACATTGTCAAATGATGATGGCTATCAAGCCACATATTTTCTCAATGTTTCCAATGCTGGATGTTCTGGTTTGAGTTTAACTAACCAACATACCCAAGCAGGACTTTCCATTTTAGCACCTATGTACAGCAAGTTTAAGATGCAATCAAATAATCCCGAAACACGGACGTTAGGGACAGCAATTGATGATTCTGATACAGATACACTACAAACTGTTGTACGTAGATATGAGAAAGCTGATAACCATGCAGTGCAAAGTTTCTATTGTGCTGCAGGTACGGATTACAATCCTGTTTTCTTTCTCAATGTGCCAACATATTATGTGTTGGCGGCGTGGCCCACTGTTCCACCTTAAATAATACAGTGACTTAATAAAATTGTGTGGTCGGTG